CAGCATGATAAAATAAATTTACTACACTGGATATGTTTAACGTCCCTCCAGCGTGACGAATTGTTAAAAATATGATATAAAATAAAAACAATTAAAAATTATTATATAAAATTCTAGATTTATTAAAGTTTGTCTAGAAACAAAACTATTTATTTAGCCAAAGTAACAACTAGTGGCTCCTGATAAATCAATTGTAGTAACAGGAGGCATAGCTGGATCAACATAACCTGGCGGAGCACAAAATGGTACGACTTGATAAGAAATTTCACCTTGACGAAATCCTGGAACAAACATTCTAGGAACTGACACTTGATAACCCATCCGGGCTTCGTCATCGTAACCTGCGTGTACTGCTACATGAATGTCCAGTGGTTGATCACTCACATTTGCTGCGAAAAATTTAGGAGGAGTAAGGGCTAAAACGATATGACCCAAATCGGATGTTGCTGTATACGATTCTATGTCCAAATTATGACCATACAACTGATTTCCATCTCCTAAAAACCTGAAAGGAGTTAGATTTGGAACATGTCCCTCAAGAATGATGCCTCCTAACATCAATTCGCCATCTGGGCTTCTAACTGCTTCATTTGAGATTGGATTTATATAATTCGCTCGCTCTATGCAAGGAGTGGGACTATTAAATTTCGTACCTCCTGAGAAGGAATTTAAATTAACGGGAGTAAATTGGTGACTCATGTAATCATAATTAATATCACTGGCATCACTAGGCAAAGGAAAGGAACTATTCCACATTCTAGGAAGATCTTTCGATCCCATCATAAAACCTGGTGGAACATACCACGCTGTAGCACAAGTCGCTCCTGTAACTACTAACTTAAACTTTAGACCTCCATTAGTAGCGAGGAACATGCGCGAAATAGTAGACAAAGGACTAGCATGCTCCCAGCGATTAACTAAAGAACTATTAAACTGTCTCCGACCCAGGATTTCCGCAACATCTATACTAACAAGACCATGGTAAGTATTTAGATCCTCAGCTTTATATCTCAAAGTTTCTACTTTGTACATACGTCTGAGGTAATCTCTAACACTAACTATAGGCCGCATCATATCGTCGGGGCCTGGATCTGAAATTACTCCTGCACTCGTAACCTGTGCTTGCTCTGCAATTGACTGCATAGTAGCTGATTGTGCTTTAAATTCGGAAACTGCACTTGTTAGAATTCCGAGAGGAGACGCTGCATAGCCGTAGAATTGGAAATCTTCACCGGCTGAAACATAAATTGAAAACTCTATCTCCGTAGGAACAGCGCCATTAGTAACTAACGGTTGCGCCAAATAAATATAATACATACCATGTTGAGCTGCATTAAATTTCCAATCTGTGGTGGTAGGGAGCATGTCCATTGAAGAAACAAACGGCAACTTTATAGTTTGCACTTGCCCACCACCTGAAAACTCCATAGTATCTACCATCAAATTTTGTATAGATGAATAGTCTGGGAAGTTTCCAAATTGTTCAGCGACTGGAGAGTAATTTCGAGCCAATTCCAATTTACAAAAATGAAAATTAGTCATGTTTGATTGAATATGAATGTTCAAGCTTCCTTTCCAAAAGCGTGACATTGAAGAAAATATTGCGAGAAGGCTAGTAACTGATTGATAATCAACTGGTGTTCCTAACTCATTGTAATACGTACCTTGTTTTGTTGGTTGATATGGCGTAATTGGTCTACTCCATAAGAGAGTTCCTGTTGCGTCTGCAGTCTTGACTTTAAATCTGCCTAATCTTTGTGGCTTCGATAAAATGTGACTCATGTCCATCTCGTCTACAGAAGAATCAAATATGGTATCTCTAGTAATACGTGCATAATCAGAATAAGGATCCAATTTTTCATAACTCGTAGCAGAGTCTACAGTGTTGCCATTTTGACGATAAGCAACTATTGTCTTAGGCTGAGTATTTGGACAATTAGGGTTGTGTAAACCTGTATATTTCCGAAATATCGAGCGAAGACCATCAAAAATATCACCAAAAGTAGTTTTCCCGAGAGAAACCAAACCATCAGCTCCTTTGGTTATTGCTCTACCAAGAGGAGCGAAAGCACTTTCAGCTCTCCACTTGATGTCGATGTGAGGAACATAAAACTCTAGCTCATCAAATACTGCGTGAACCGAAATGGTCACTGAGGAAGCAGCCGATGTAGGACAAGCTAGAGGAGATTGAACAATACAAATACTCGTTGCATAATTACCGTCATAAGGACATGGTAGAATAGTATCTGAATTGAAATTAGTCATAGCCATTTTACCATTTACGTAAAATGGAACTTGAACTCTAACTGCTGTCGACTCATTAGCATACAAAAATGCATGCGGTGCCGCTAGAGCTGGATTTACTATATTTTCAGAATTGTCGATAATATCAGAAAAACCCATTGGCGGGTTTGTCACCAAGATTGTTCCTTGGTGCATTGGCGTTGCCGCCACTTGATAAATTAAAGAGATTTTTGCTCTATACATAACTGAGGTTTTAAAAGGATACTGAGTGAGCTCATTCACGAGCAAATCATTTGGAATATTGATGGTTGAAATTGAAGACCATCTTCCATCAACAGTACCCCATGAAATATTTTTAATAAAAAATGGCTTATTTAAAATGCGAGAATAATCTACTTCCAATTTTGGAGGCACATTATCGCACTTAGGAAAAGCATTATATATAAATTCTGGTTCAACTATGCTCCTTGTACGGAGCGTTGAAAAGAAATTGTCTGCAACAGGATTGATGACTGAATTACCTTCACTCACTCCTGATGAGGTTGCACGTCCACTAGTATATGTATCTTCACTTTGAAAAGACATTGCTGATGGATTCTTTGTGTATGCTGTTGTTTCTACCTGAGCTACACTACCCAGATTAGATGATTGAGCTTTAAAAGCTGTACTTAAATTTTGATTTGCGACTAATTATTAAGATCTTTCTTCACTAGTCAAACAAGAAAGAAATTTTTGCCCAAACGCCGTTTATAATTTTGCAGATTGCTGTAGTTTGGTACATTAAACATCTTTTGCGCTATTATTAGCTTTAGTAATACTTTGTCAAGTAATCACTGGGTGAGAGACGATATAAATTTTGTAGATAGGAGTCACTCAACTCTCTAAAATTGTAGTTAATTGACTTGAGTTTTGAAAACAAATCTGTCTTCAACTCAACCCTATCAGGGTGTAAATACACCTCTCTCTGGAAATTATTTATTTTGTCATGCATAATTTCAAATGCATCTTTGTCTTTATCCACCCACGACAAGGTGTTCTTTAACGTTCTTATCTCAAGAGCTGGAACAATCTGGAATAGTTTGTTGTGCAAAACAAACGACCTCTTGAGAAACGATATTTCATCTATTTCTTGAAAAGGGGTAACTATTGGCTGTTTCTTTGCATCAGTAAACCCCATTCCCACTGACTCAAAAAATTCTTTCATTGTCACTGCATTCAATGTATCATGATACTTTCTGACAACATTAACTTTGTCATCACCATAAACATAATCGCTCACATTACTCCAATATGCCGTCAAAGTTTTATCAGGGCTGTTTCTGAAAAACCAGATTGCTGTATATAGCTTGTTTATTATGCTATTCAAGGTTGCTGTAAGAAACGAACCAGAAGGCATAGAGTGAGTTGTCATATATAGATCATCTTGGACCACGACCAGACTTGTATGCATCATCTGCAAAACAAATTCCACCAATGGCTTATCATTCTTGTCTTCGCACAAGTCTGTGAAAACTCTTGTGACTAATTGTTGGACTTGCGGGGCCATATTTCCGTCCCAATTAGAAATGTCTCCTGCAAAAACTTTGCCTGTTAACAAATCATCATAGATCTTTGGCCACGCTGTGACTGGATTACATCCAATCATGATTTGATTAAAATCACGCTCTCTCATCACTTGTTCTGTCATTCCGGCAAATAATTTCTTTGTTAGAATTTGATGCAATATAGTACCAACTCTAAAAGATCTAGGGACTCCGTCCTTCTCGACATTTCTAATTTCATCTTTAAGTGTCTCAACCCAGAAAAATTTTTCCAAGTCAGGTAGACCTTGCCGAATTCCACTCTCCAATTCCTCTAATAGTTGTCGACATAAAGGTGTTAGCTCACCTTTAGAGAAGTCAACGTACTCACACTTCTCTCTGAGCATCTTATACCCATTTGATGACTTCTTATTTAGCCCTGATATAAACTCATTTCCATCCACAATCATCTTTTCTTCAACACTTTTAAAAGGTTTAACGATAGATCTTAGGACAAGTTCAGCAAAAGCTAATTCCTCTTGTTTAATCGGCTTCACCAACTTCATTGATTTCTTCATCACATCTTTGACCGTGCAAGGGCCGTACTTTGTTAGGTTGGCTGGTTCTCTATCCACATCATAAATGCCGTACAAGGGAGACGGTACTATGTGAGTAGCTGTAGGTACCGAAGCCCCAACCTCGGCTTGCAACTTTACTCCACTAAATTCCACTAGCTTTTTATCGTGTATATCTAGAATTTGTGCCTCTCTTTGAAACTCTACTATAGAGTTCAAATATTGTCTCGTTTTGAGACTCCACACAATAGCTAGACCTTCCCCAGTTGTTCTATTGCCTGCGACATGCATGCCCACAACGCCGTGCTCAGCATTGGTCAGAGCTGCACCACACAAGCCATCTGCGTGAATTGAATAAATCATTCTATTCTGGGCTAAAGTCTTATTTCTGAAAGTTTCTACTCCTGCTAGAGACGAAACTGCATAAGCAATAGTGCCATAAGTATCTGCTTTCCTGATTGATGGTATTGACAAACTACCTCTATCGATAGTGAGATGATCCACAGCTGCAGACCCCACTGACACTTTGCACTTCTTAAAGGGAGTGGGAAAACTTTTCCCAAGATCCAAGACAACAACATCGTCTTCATTACATCTCCAAATTACAGAAGTCGTGAAATGATCCAAGATTGCATGTTTATCTTCCATGCTCTTCCACACACAAATTACAGGCTCTTTAATCTCCTCTAAGATGGCGTGACCAGGTAGTATTATGAATCTACCTGTACACAAACCCCAAACCACAGAATCGTCGTTATTAACAACTGACACTTGATACAGATGTTTTTGTATTTTCATTTCTTGACTGGAAACACTTACTTTATTTTTTGAAAAATAAGAGAGCACATTTTTGAGTTCTTGGCCTACAAACGAACCCTTCACCACTGTTTTGCTAGATCTACCAACAAGCAGTGCTACAACGAGAACTGAGCAGTAAACCAGAATCAAACTCGATATTTGTGGTTCTTTCTTCGCAAACGTCCATCCTGAAGCCGCTAACGCCATAATTTGATCCCAAATTACTTTAGCCACTTCTTGCAAATGAGCGATAATCGTTTCGTACCATATCGGTTTTAGATACTTATCCCAACTTGAGTCCACAAAAAGCTTTCTTGTGGGCAAGTCTCTATCTTGCTCGGTTTGATCCTCAATCAAGATCGCTGACACGTCATGAATAGAATAGCCAAACTCATCAGGTAAGTCAATTCTATCGATGACGAATCCTTGTCCTTGATCAACACCAATTGCACTCATTGTTGCTCCCTCACAGGCAAACTCTTCATCAAATTGTTGCATCAACTCCTTCTCTTCTTGTGAAGTGGAAGCTGTAACATGATTGGCTCTTTTAAAGCTTCTCACTTGTAGCACAATCGCCTTCATCCAGGACACCATACGCAAAAGAGAGTTTGTTGTCGCTTCTACTTCCAAGTGAAAAGGAATAGTTTTACTCCACTTCATTCCTTGGACTGGTGCTTCTTCGAACGACTTGCTCTTTTGATTATACACTTTGAAACTTACTGTTCCATGGACTAACCCTCCTTCTCTTTTAAGACCAGAGAAGTCAAAGACTAAGCCTCTTCTGAACAAAGCTTCTGGGTTAGTTATACAGTCCGACTCAGTGAAACCTTGCAATTTCATAAAATTATTAGTTGTTAACATGACTATCTCACTTGAAAAGTACTTAGTGTCTTTTAGAGTCACACATGCACATTCTAATGGCATGCGTACTGAAGATATCATATTTATGAATGTTCTCCACTGAGATCTGCCTTGTTGACCTACGTCGTCTAAATAGAACACTTCTTGGTTGTCATATGTGTCATAGAAATCTTTTCCATCTTGAGTTGCCTTTATAAGGTGCGAATACACTGATAAATTTAAGCTCGACAGCAATTTAGTCATAATCACAGACTTCAGAGTGCCAGGCGGTCCATCAAATACGAACATTGCAGGCTCAACACGGGATGTGTTTTTGTAACTCAATATATTGGTCACAAGCCTGTCCCACATTAAAACTTTGCGAGCTGCTGAATTTGAGAAACGCTTCATCTCTTGTAAATCTTGGTTTCTCTTATGCCTCTCCTCTATTTCTTCTACTCGTAACTGGAAAGACATATCTCCGACGAGTTTCTTATCTTTCTCATACATCTCCAGACTTTTAGTCATATCACCTAAGATATTGTATGCTTCTCCCACTGGAATCCAATGCTTTAGTCCTTCCAATTTATTCTTCAAGTCAGCCGACAATGGAAGAATAGATAAGATGAAATCCAACACATTCGAAACAATAGTTGTTAACCATTGCCACATAGGATAATCATCACCTATTTTAATTCTCGAAACAGAATTAATAGACCGCAACAAGTTTTTAACAACTTGAGGTAAAAACTCAATGGCACATCCAAGCAAGATTGTATCCATTGATTGTGCTGCGAAGCCCGAAAATGAATAAGCGTCCAAAATTATTGACGTTATCAATGACAAATCGATGTCATCCCTGGATATCAACTTAATGATACGAACCACCAATGATGAGATCCGAGCCAAGCCAGAAGGAGATAGCATATCTCCTGCAATTTTCGAGAGTTTGAGCAACTGAGGGATCATTTGGAACATCTGTCTCACGTCTCCTACAAAGCTTTGAGCAGCCCACTTCTTGAGTGAAACTTTCACTCTCGGCATTTTGCCGTTCTTGCCACTAGCATCTTGAAACAAAATTTTAACAATTTTTGCCTCATTTGGAACCCACACTGTCCCACTAACTTTCTTGAATACAGTAGCTGAAACTTGCTGCATTCTCTCCTGCTCTACATAATAAAAATAATAAGTTTTTTGTTTGGTTTGATTACACTTTTCCATTTGCATTTGAATTCGAGCCACAATAATGAAGGTTTTTATGCTTCACTTATCGACAGAAGGGTGACTGCCGGATTTTACTAATCACAGTTTTTGGATTGGATCACTAGACTATTTTAACAAAACTCAGTATAGATACTTTAAGCACCTGTCCGAAATTTAATTTAAAGTATTAAAAATTTTCAACAATATATGGGCGCGCTTGCCTAGCCTCACTTGCAAGAGGCTGGTAGAGGCAACGCCGACAGACTGCATACTCATAAATAAGGGACTAAAAACAAACCACAGGCTCATCTCTATACCAAATTACTAGAGCCTTTCAATAGAAAAATATTTAACCACAGAAACTATAACTTAAATGCTCTCAATTCTCAAGAGATATACATATACATCATAAAATGGGCGATTAAACATCAAAACTACTTACTCAACTTGCCGTATATCATCTAACTACCAATAAAAATAATAGAAATAACTAAATATTTAAGAAAGAAAAAGATCAACACCTGAAGAGTCTTAAAGACTCAACAGGAGTGGATGGAAAAAGTCGGCGAGCTCGAGCTCGGCGAGGACGCGCAGGAGCCGGCCCGCGAGCCGCGGGGACCGGCCGCCTGAGACCAGGACGGCGGCGAGGGCGTCTCCGGCCACGGGGCCGACGTCGCGCAGAGCGCGGAAGAGGGCGGCCAGCGGCGGCCGAAGATCGTGATTCCGG